TCTGTACTCTATCGCTATTGCTTTACGCAAGTGGCAAGAAGAGAGGACCCGCTGTTAGCGAGTCCTGAGCAGATGAGACGATGTGTTTCATTGTGCTCATATGGGGATGACAATATAGCAATTGTGCATCCGCGAGCATCTTGGTTCAATCAGCTATCTCTTGCAGAAGAAATGGCACGTATTGGAATGAAGATGACTCCAGCACAGAAGAATGCAGTCATGGGGATTTATGAAGAGCAGAGTGAAGTAACATTCTTGCAAAGGCGGTGGCAATGGTCAGAAAAGCATGGCGTACATGTACCACTCCGTAATGTAGATGACATTGTGGAGATGGTGAATTGGGTGAGAACAGGCAATGATCCAGTAGAGCAGGTGTGCTTGAATGTGGATGATGCTTTGTATGAATTGCATTTTCATGGCATCCAGGTTTACAACTATTGGCGTAGTAGATTTGATGTTGCCCTGAATCTTGTTGGAATTAAGCACATGGCTTTGTCGTATGCTGAACAATTGCGTTTGTGGAGTGCGAGATATAGAGTGTAAATACTTTGTGTGCTTGTCAGTCTATTAGATTGTATGAAAACTCTTTTAGTATGAGAGGTGATACTAACCTGTGCACGTGACGTATGCATTTGTAACCTAGTCAAACTGCTATAGAGAGAGCCTGGGTTAATCTATAGTATGCATTTTACAACAGGCTTCAATGTGACGTATGGCTGAAATAAATGATAAAATTGTTGTTGAGAAAGAGAATACTACCCAATTTGCAAATTCTGTGAAAACTGAAGTTGTGAATGTAACCCCCCACCAACAATCCTTTGAAGACTATGTTAAAAGCTGGTCTGAAAAGGGTGAGGGAGCAAAAGCGAGTCAGGACATCAATTCTATGTTATCTAGACCTGGATTAATAAGTACATTTGAATGGAAGGAAACAGATGTTAATGATACGTTGATTTCAACTATAGATTTACCAACTGCAATTCAAAATTCAAAATTTAAATCTAGTAAAATGAAATATTTTAAGTTTGTCAGATCTAACTATAAGATTAGAATGGTAATTAATGCAACTCGTTTTCATGCTGGAAGATTGTTGGTTGTCTGGGCACCTGGATCATCCATGTGCA